GCCGTATTTACAGATGGCAACACAGAAACAATTGAAACTAATTTGGCAACTGTGGTTGCTTGGGAAAGAAAATATAAGCGCAAAGCCAGCGAAATGTCGCAGGGTATTGGTGTTGAGGATTTAGCTTTTCTTTGCTACACAGCATCACAGAAAGCCGGAATTATTGTCCCAGCCACACTCGATGCCTACATTGACAAACTGCGAAACATTGAAGTAGTTGATCAAAACATCCCAAAAGTAGGCGAGGATCAATAAGGTATGCGCTCGCTGAAATTTTGGTTGCCACAGGCTATTGGGGTGCTGAAACATTTGAATTTGATGATGTGAACACTGTGATAGAGATCCTTAACAAACAAAACAAAGCGCGCTAATGGCATACTCGGCGCGCATCGAGATACATGGCATCAAAGAAGCATTGACAGAATTAAACAGCTTTGATCCAAAATACCGCAGGCAGGTAACAAAAGACATTGCTACAGCTGGGCAAAAAATAGTGGTAAGCGCTCGAGATCTAATTCCTAATTTTAGTAACAGCGAAGGCAACGGTGCGCCGCTTTCACAAATGCCTAAAAGCAAGCTGATCAAAGGGCGTGATGTTTATTGGGATAACAACACTGTGCGAGCCGGGTTCAAAGTCAAGGTAGGCGCTGCGGCACAACGGCAAAGAATAGTTACTTTTAAAGAAAAGTTTGATCCCGAAACAAATCCGCGTGAAAGCCACAATGTGTTATTTAAAGCCAAACCATATCAATTGATGGTGATACAACAAAAAGATGCTGCAGGCGCTATCTATGATCATGCAGGCAGAAACACAAAAGGCATTTTTGTTACAAACCTAAATGCTGAAGTTGGGCTTGAGCCGCGCGCCATTGATCCAGCTGTAGAGATGCACAAAGAAACGGTAGAGCGTGAAGTTTTGGCTATTGTTGAAAAGGTAATGACCGCAATTAACCGCAAGATGCAGGTGCGCTATGGCAATTAACATCCCAATTATCTCGAGCCTTGACAGTAAAGGATTTGAGAAAGCTGCACTTGAATTTAAAAGTCTTGAAACAAATAGTCAAAAAGCTGGCTTTGTTATGGAAAAAGCTTTTTTGCCAGCCGTTGCTGCGTTGGCAGCGCTCACTGCCGTTGCTGCGGTATCGGTTAAAGCCGCTATAGAGGATGAAGCCGCGCAAGCCCAGTTAGCTAAAACTTTGCAAAATGTTACAGGTGCAACTAATGAACAGATCGCAGCGGTCGAAGCATCAATATCTGCTATGCAAATGCAACTGGGTGTGGCTGATAGTGAACTTCGCCCGGCTTTTGCTAGTTTGACGCGAGGCACAAAAGATTTAAGTGAAGCAAACGAAGCGCTCGCTTTAGCGCTCGACATTAGCGCCGCTACATCTATTGATTTGCAAACTGTTTCTGACAGTCTTGCGCTTGCCTATGGGGGCAACACTAAAGCGTTAGCAAAACTTAGCCCTGAGCTAAAAACAATGATCAAAGATGGTGCATCACTTGATCAAGTAATGGCAACGCTAAGCAAAACTTTTGGTGGTTCAGCTGCCGTTGCAGCGGGCACAGCTGAAGGTCAATTTAGGCGCATGTCAATAGCACTTGATGAAGCCAAAGAAAGTATTGGTAAAGCATTGTTGCCAGCTATTGAAGCGATCTTGCCGTTGCTAGTTACTTTCGGCAACTGGGCAGCCGAGCACACAGGGATCATTACTGCGTTAGGTGTAGCAATTGCGTCAGTAGCGGCAGCCATCGTTGCTTACAAAGTTGCACAGGTGCTTGCTAACGCGGTAACGGTTGTTGCTACGGCATTAAATTTTGCTAATGCTGCGTCATTGGCTGCGGTTGCTACAGCGGGCACAGCGGGTGTTGCTGCAGCAACTATTGCGGCAGGTTTAGTTTTAGTTGGCGGTGCAATGCTTGTTTTCAAAAATCAAAACAAAGCTGCGGCAGTTGCTACCACACAATTAACCACTGCAACTAAAACTTATACAGGCGCACTAGTGCAACAAAACGGTGAATTTAGTCGAGAGTTTGCAGCTCGCGTTAAAGGCATCACAGCGATGGATGATTTTGCAAAGAAACAAAATGAGCTAGAAAAATCAACTGGAGGTGCATCAGACAAAATAGAGAAAATGAAACAAAACACTCTTGAAGCTGCCAAAGCATTACAAGAATATATGGGTGTGGCACTTGATGAAGCTAAAAGCAAACTAGACACAGCACAGGGCGCATTTGATGATTTCAGCGGATCAGTAGCACAAGTCATTACAGATGCATTAAATTTTGGCAAAGCTTTTGAGGAAGGCGGCGAGAATGCCGGGCTAACTTTTTTTAGTGCGCTACAAAAACAGGCAGACAAAACAAAAGAATTTGGTGCACTAGTTGAACAATTACTTGCTGCAGGATTGTCTCAAGATGCGCTGCAGCAAGTTATTGATGCCGGCATTGATAGCGGATCAGCTATCGCTAAAGAGCTTTTAGCGTCATCAGAAAATGTTTTGCGGGCAAACACACTTGTAGAGCAAACACAAGCCATTGCCGAGCGCATAGGTGAGCTTTCAGCATCAAAGTTTTATGGTGCCGGCGTATCTAACGCCCAAGAATATTTGCGAGGCGTAGAGGCAGCTCTTGCAGCGGCTAATTCTCGACTAAAAGCCAAAGGTTTAAATTTTGCTGATGTTAAAGGCATTAGCACAAGTTTCACTGATCAAATAAGCATGCCCGCTGTTACTCCAGTTAGCGCGCCATCGCTTGTGCCGGGCAACATACGCGGGCAAGGCAATGTAGTTATTAATGTAAATAGTCAATTAGCAACAAAAGCTGAAATCGGGCGAGCCGTAACCGATGGAATGCGCGCTTTTAATCGCGCAGCCGGTCCAGCAAATTTTGATGTTTGGAATTCGTAATGGCTGGGGTGGCTGTAGTTGGCTCAGGTAACTATGAGCTGTTTATTGATACCGGCTTTGTGCAAGATGCGTTTTTGCTTGATGATGCAACGGCAGGTGTTTTAAATAACACACAATTTGTTTTAGATGGCACAACAAACTTTGCTGGGGTGCTTGATGGTTGCACAAATGTTTCAGTAAGGCGCGGCAGACAAGATCAAGGCGATCAATTTTCGCCCGGCACAATGAGTTTTACAATGCTTGATACAAGTGGCATTTTTAATCCGTTTGATGAGCAATCGCCCTACTGGGATGCAACTACACAGCAACCCGGCTTAGCACCAATGCGTCGCGTTAAACTGCAACGCTACGATGCTTTAAACGCAGCGCAAGACATCTTTAACGGTTACATCATAAATTTTGATTACAACTTTGCGCTGGGCGGTTTAGACACAGTTACGGTCTATTGCGCGGATCAATTTTATTTGCTGGCACAAACCGTTTTAGATGAATTTAATGTGAGCGAGGAACTTTCAAGCGCTCGACTTACAGCGATTTTAGATTTACCCGAAGTAGCTTTCCCAGTAGCCCAACGATCTATTAGCACCGGCACACAAACACTTGGCGGCTCAGCCGCTTTCACTATTGATCAGGGTGTCAATGTTTCACAATATTGTGCACAAATAAATCAGGCTGAGCAAGGCAGATTGTTTATGTCTCGAGAAGGTGATTTAGTTTTTGAGCCAAGATTAGGCAACACGCTGAGCGCAGCAATAGCAGATTTTCATGATGATGGCACAAATTTTAAATACAACGGTTTAGGCATAAGTTTTGAAGCTGATCAAGTAATCAATCGGGCAACCGTAACTATTGCTGGCAGTAACAGCCCGCAAACCGCTGATGATGCGGCAAGCCAAGCAACCTATTTTGTGCAGGCAACAAACATAAGCAACAGCCTTTTGCATAACAATGCCGCCGCTTTAACGCTTGCAGAATATTTGCTTGTGCCCGAACCTGAAGCGCGTTTTACAAGTGTTGAAACCCAATTTAATATGCTGACAAGCCCGCAAAAAGATGTGCTAGCCACAATAGAAATTGGCAATACAGTAACCATAGAAAAAACTTTTGCGAGCGGTGCAGGCACAACAGAATTAGCGCAAGAGCTGGCTATCGAGGGCATTGAGCATGTTTTAGATTTTAATACTGGGCACAGGATCACACTATTTACAAGCCCTACAACAGTGGTTTATGAGCTTGTGCTAGATGATGCCGTTTTTGGGATCATCAATGCAGATAATGTTTTAGGATAAGGTAGAGGACAATATGACAACGCCATTTCCATTTGTAGCTTCGCAAGTTTTAACAGCGCAGCAATTAAACGATATACAAAATTTGCCTATATCAGATAAGACCGCGTCTTACACGCTAATTGCAGGCGATGAGACTAAGCGCACGATTATGAATAACGCGAGCGCTACAACGATTACGGTTAATAACTCGATCTTTACGGTTGGTGATGTTATTCAGGTCGCTAACAAAGGTGCAGGTGCTTGCACGATTACGGCAGGCGCGGGCGTAACTATTAACACAAGCGGTTCGCTTGCTTTGGCGCAATATGGGGGCGGCTATTTACTTGCATTGTCGGCGTCAACTTTTACTTTTTTTAACTTAGGTGGTTCTAGTGTTGCGTTTAATGTTGACTATCTAATCATTGCGGGCGGGGGTGGGTCAGGTGGATCGACCGCTGGGCGATATAACGGGGCTGGGGGCGCGGGCGGATATTTGTGTTCTGTATCCGGCGAAACTTCTGGTGGTGGTTCTGCGGCAACTACTAACGCGGTTGAAAGTTGTTTTAAAAATGTTTCTTATCTTGTAACTGTCGGGGCAGGCGGTGCGGGTGGTTTGGCTGGCAGTAATTTTGGTTCGAGAGGTTCTAATTCTGTTTTTGTTAATTCGCTTGCCGTTGGGGGCGGGGGCGGGGGCTATCCGGGTCAAAACGGGCTTTACGGCGGGTCGGGTGCGGGCGGCGGCGATAACGGGGGCGTAGGTGGTCCGGGCATAAGAATAAATTCAGGTGGCGGTCAGGGTTTTACTGGTTCTGATGGGGCTGGTATTCCCCCAGCTGGCGCAGGCGGGGGCGCGGGCGGAAATGCTTCGTCAACTACAGGCGGCGTGGGCTTGTCTTCGTCAATTACGGGTAGTGCCGTAACTCGCGCGGTTGGCGGATCAGCAACAGGAAATGTTGCAGGCACTGCAAACACAGGTAATGGCGCGGGCGGAAATAGCGTTGGTTTAACTGCCGGGTCTGCGGGTGGTAGCGGGGTAGTAATTTTACGATACGCAGACACGCTAACAATAACTATTGGTGCAGGTTTAACAGGGACAGAAAGCGCAGCTTCAGGCGGTTACAAACGGGCAACGCTTACCGCTGGCACAGGAAATGTGAGTTGGTCATAATGGCTACCTATTGGGCAGAACTTGATATGAACAATGTAGTGGTGCAAGTAATTACAGGCGTAGATGATGCAACCATTGAAGGCATACCGACAGGGGATTGGTATAGCGATTTTGTTGGCGCGCCATGTGTAGAAACTTGGATAGATCGCAATGACAAAAATTTTGCTGGCATTGGCTACACATATAATTACGACACACAAGATTTTACAGCGCCGTATGTTGAGTTAGTCGAGCCAGCTGACGAGCCGTAATGCTATGCGATACGGGCTATTTGCGCTGATACTTATGCTCACCGCTTGCGAAACAACACGCGAAAACACAATTACCGTTAAATCACGGGTAAAAAACTCTGCATTAACTAACTGCAATGTGCCTGATCGATGCGGCATAACACCATGAGGCGCTATCGATATACACCAAATGAGCTACACGCGCGCATGGTAGTAACAGTAGGCGTTTTACTTGCAATAGTTTTTAGCTTAATCGTGCTAGGCATGATCGGCGGATTGCTTTTTATTTCGCAACCGCTCGAGCAATCACCCAATGACGCAGCTTTCATTGATTTAATGTCAACTATCGTAGTTTTTTTAACCGGCACACTTTCCGGTCTTGTGGCATCTAACGGCATAAAAAACAGAAACACATCACCGGATGATTTAGATGACTAAACCTTATTTAATTGCTCAACAGCCAGTAGTTAGCAAACCTATTCCCGGCATGGATGAATGGATTAGACACGCAGTAAAAAACAGCAATGGCGTTTTGTGGAATAACGGCAGCTGGGTAGTGCGCGATGTGCGCGGCAAGCCCGGCATTATCAGCAATCACGCTCGAGGGCTAGCAGTAGATCTTTCATATCGCTGGATACAAGACAAGCAACTAGGTTGCAAAGATGGCGAACAACTTGCAATGATTTACCTAAACAAACTTTTGCAAAACGCAGACACACTAGGCATCGCGCTAGTAATTAACTACTCGCAAAACCGTAGCTGGAAATGTGATCGCGGCACATGGCTCAAAGGCAAATTCTCAAATGGTGATTGGCTGCATGTCGAGGTGGATCACGAATTATTAAAAGATGTCAATGCTGTTAAAAGCGCTTGGAATAAGGTTTTTAGCGTAATCCCGCAAACAGTGTAAACCTTTTACTAGGGTTGGTTTATCCAATCCGAGAAAGGTTAGGTGGTCTGATGACCCTTTTATCAAAAACAGTAATAGCAATCGTTGCTGCGCTGACTTCATTATTTATTTTGAAGCCGCCCCCCGCACCTACTGCCCAAGATTTAGCGCCTAGACACGCAGAAATTTTTGAAGGCTATGCAAGCCCAGTTATACCCACAACTACGCTTAAAACGGCTTTAAACGCTTGTGAGCGGGTATATGAGATGGCGCGCTATGTGGGCTGGGATGAAAGCCAGCTAACTACTTTGATTGCGGTAGCCCAGCGTGAAAGCCGTTGCCAGCCGGATGCTTTTAATAAAGCTGACACAGTTGGGCAGTCTTACGGCACTTTGCAGGTCAATGATTTTTGGTGTTTACCATCGCGCTACTACAAACAGGGTTACATGCAAGCTTTAGGTTTACTCGACACATGCCAAGATCTATTTGATTTGGAAACTAATTTGCGGGCAGGTCTTGCAATATATCGCTACAGCGATGGATGGCGCGCATGGGGTGGCAAATGAGGCACTACATAGTTGCAGCTGTATTAAGCGCATACACCCTTGTGGTAGGTTACTTTAATAATCATTAACTAGAGAAAGGTTAATCATGTCCGAGAAATTTGATGTAGAGGTAATTAACCAGCTGTGCGTTGTAGTCAGGCAGCGTTATGGTGATAACGCAGTCGAAGCGCTTGTAGGTGCTTTATCAAGTGTTTGCACATTTAAGCAACTTGAAACATTGCTTGCAAGGTGGTCTGAAAATGTCTGATGAACTTGCTCAAGATCCGCAATTAAAAGCAATGATCCAAGTGATGCAAGACATCATACAAAACAAAGTGCCGTTTTGTGAGCCGCATGAGATGGCAGCTCAAAGCACACTTAGAGCCTTGCGCTGGGAAATTGAGGATCGCAATGTGCTGGATGAAGGCGAATTGATTGATGTGCTTAATCAAGCTCGAATTGAGATTAAGTATTTGTGCAGCATTATCACAGATTTAAATGATCGAGTTAAACAACGGGATGCTGAAATTCGCGTAAAACAATTAAGGCTTAACGAAAACGAAGTAGAAATACAACGGCTTGAGCGCATAGCGGCTAACAATGTCTGAGCAACTAGCAATGTTTGCGCCATCAAACGGGCTTGGCGGACACAAAGAGCTTTCTGTCATTGATCGCAATGTAGTTGTGATTGCTCGTAACGCTCAAACAACAAGCATTAAGGCGGCTTTGCGCGCCCAGCCACGATCCGGCACAAAGCGCAGATCAGTGTTTGACTATTTGCGAACACACGATGCAACTGATGAGGAAATTGAGCGCGCGTTAAATATCTCAGGCAATACGGTGCGCCCAATTCGAGGCTCTTTAGTTAAAGATGGGCTAATTGTTGATAGCGGTGCAAGGCGTTTAACTATCGCGGGAAACGAAGCTATTGTGTGGTCTGTAAAATGAGCGGTTTTAACTTAGGTGATTATGTTGATGTGCCTACACGCTTGGCAATGGCATTAAAAAAGTTTCCTGATCTCCGCATTCAAGAAAGCCGCCCACAAATAATTGAGGTAGACAATCAAAAATATGTTGAGATAAGTTGCACAGTTTGGCGTGATGCAAACGACACTAATCCGATGGTGGCTTATTGTTGGGAGCAAATACCGGGCAAAACGCCTTACACACGCGGCAGCGAGATGATGAATGCAAGCACAAGCTGTTTAGGTAGGGCGCTCGGTTTTCTCGGGCTTGGGATAGGCAAAAGCATTGCTTCGCGTGATGAGGTGCAAACCGCTCAAGCTCGACAAGCACCGGCTCAGCTTGCTGCCGTTGTGCCTATGCGTGATGATCTTGAAGTGCCGTTTTCTGAGGAAAAACCAAGAGAGTATGCAACACCAAAACAACTTGGAATGATGCGCGCATTAGCCAACGGGCAAGGTTTAAAAAGTGATGATCTCAAAAGTTTCTGTAGTGCTACTGTTGGGCGCGAAATTCATACAACTGGGGATCTCTTAAAGCATGATGTAAGCAAAGTGATAGATGCGTTAAAAGCTTTAGACAACAAATAAAACTTGATTACGGGCAAGGCTTGCATCAATGCAATGATGTGTGCGACACGCGGAAAGCGCGGGTAGATGATCTATGTAGTGATACATGATCATGCAACGGTTAAAGATATGGGTGCTCGAGTGATGGCAGCGAGCGGGGGCATTAACGCATTAGGTCTAATCACATACCAAACACATACCGAAAACAAATCACACACAAACCTAAACTTGACAACATGACCAGCCAACACAAACATCAGCAAGCCCGCAAGGGCGCGCTAGCACAAGCCGCAGGCGCGTGAGCCATGAGCAACAAACGACAAACACACAAACACAAACTTGCACAACAAACTCGCAAAGCAAAAGAATACATAGCCAACCGCAAACTAATCTTGCAAGACAAACCAAACTGCCATTGGTGCAACGCTCGCACAGCCACAACCGCAGACCACCTGATCGAAGTAGACCGTTGGGATCACACACAACCCGGCATAAATTCACTTGACAATTTAGTGGCTGCATGCAAACAGTGCAACAGCTCTAGAGGTGCAAGATATGGCAACCTAAAAAAATTAAACATCTACGAAACCCCGCAAACAATCAACATCAACCCAAAAAAAAATCAACCACACACAGCGTTTTTTTCTGAACACAGCGCACAC